AGGGGAACAGAGGGATACATCCTCTTTAGATTACTGGCTGAAAGATAATAAATGATTTTGCATTAGTTTTGTTAATCATCCATAGAATTAAATTTAAAGTAAAAGAAAGTGGATCTTATAAGAAAGATAGTAGTAGGGCAAAACCCTAAGGACGCCATGGCTTATTACGTTGGCCAGAAGGCAGGAGTAAGCCGAGTTCACGCAATAATAAAAGACGAGAAGTGTATGGCCAAGTACGGTATAAGCCGTTGGTTGATATACATAGAGAATGATGAAGACGGCATTATGCTTTGGAAGACGGTAGAAGGTATGCCTTGTCTTGTTGAACATGATTGCGTATTCTCATGAAAGCACTTTATCACTTCATTGTAAAAATTCCTAAGCCAATAAAAGACACAATTAAGGTTGGTGATCAAGAGATGTATTTGGACTCTAAGTGGAATGAGTTTCAGAATAGAATATCTTCTGCCGAAATAGTAGCAGTGCCAGAAAAATATGACACAGGGGCACAGCCAGGAGACTTGTTATACTTTCATCACAATGTTGTTCTGGGTGGCAATCATATGGATGGTAATGACGGGAAAGAATTAAAAGAGACAAAGGGTCCTCGTGGTCAAATAGTAGACTATAAAGAAAAATTATACTACGTCGTTTATGATGAGTGGGACCACTTCGGAAACCAAGCGTTTGCGTATAGTCATGATAATCAAATACATACGCTAGGAAAGTGGTTATTCTTAGAACCTTGGAAGCCTGTAAGGCCAAAATCTTCAATCATAGAATTAGTTTTAGAAGATAAAAATTATGATCACGGAAGAAAATATGGTATCTTGAAGTATCCCAGTCGGGTTGCTGAAGAGATAGGGTTGAGTGTTGGAGACACTTGTTGGATTCGAGACTCATCAGATTATGAAATGGAAGTCGAAGGGGAGAAAGTATATAGAACGATAGTAGACGCAATTCATGGCACGCTCCAAGAATAAATACGACAACATCGCGACGGCTAAGAATCTGCGTTCCTCTATGCAGATAGCGGTACATAACATGATAGAAGAAATAAAAAAACCTGTAGATAACGAACTCTCTGGCTCACAGCGAAAAGCAGAACTACAGGCGATTAAACAAACAGCAGTTGACGCCAAAGAACTTATTATAGAAATAGAAAAGACAACCGCCATCATTAATAGTTTAACTAAAGATGGAACGATAGAGGGCACTAAAGATTATTCAAGCGGATTTGCAGAACAATACTCTAAGCGTTGAACACGCTAAAAGAAATAGAAGGAAGAGAAGATCGCGTAGTAAACATATGTCCTGACGGCTCTGAAGGATTAATAGTAGAGGTAGGAGATCTTTCTATTCAATTGCCAAAGACACCTGCTAAAAACAAAATACTTTTTCATAACTTAAAAAAAGAAGAGCAATACTGGAGGCGCCAGGAACTTCCAAGTGACCTGGCTATTATATCATCTATGGATGAATGGTCTCAGACTCCAGATGAGTTTAGAAAGAAATATCAATCTTATATAAAAACAGAATATGAAAGAAGAAGAAACGGAGTATGGTTTTACAATAATGGGGAACCGACTTATATCACAGGGCACCACTACTTCTTCCTACAGTGGTCCAAGATTGATGTGGGATACCCCAGTTTTTTGCGGTTCCAACAGGAACTATTCATACATATGGAAGCCTGCTTCCGAGACCCCCGATGCCTAGGTCAAGTATATACTAAGTGTAGGCGGTCTGGATATACTCAGATGAGTTCCTCATTGTTGTCTGGAGAAGCAACTCAAGTAAAAGATAAACTTCTGGGTATAATGTCTAAGACAGGATCTGACGCTCAGGAAAATATATTCATGAAAAAGGTTGTACCTATCTACAGGTCCTATCCTTTTTTCTTTAAACCGATACAGGACGGAACAACAAATCCAAGAATGGAGTTAGCGTTTAGAGAGCCGTCAAAAAGAATAACTAAAAAGAATAAAACTTCTGTACAGGGCGAAGCACTAAATACTATTATTAACTGGAAGAATACAACCAATAACGCATACGACGGAGAGAAACTACACATACTCTACATGGATGAGGCAGGCAAGTGGGAAAAGCCTACAGACATTAGAGAGTCCTGGAGAATACATAGAACTTGTTTACTCGTGGGTAGAAGAATTGTCGGCAAGGCATTGGTGGGTAGTACGGTTAACCCACTAGACAAAGGAGGTTCTAACTTTAAAAATCTAGTTTACAATAGTGACCCCAAGGACAGAAATGAAAATGACAGAACCAAGAGTGGTTTGTATCGTGTCTTCATACCTGCTTACGAAGCCTTAGAGGGCTTCTTTGATAAATATGGTATACCTGTAGTAAACGATCCAGAAAGTCCCGTAGAAGGAATAGATGGAGATATGATAACAATAGGGGCTAAGACTTTTTTAAAGAATGAGAGAAAGGCATTGGTTGATGACAACTACGAACTTAACGAAGTTATAAGACAGTTCCCATTTACTGAGCAAGAAGCATTTAGAGATAGCGCTAAGTCTTCAGTCTTTAATGTTCAAAAGATCTATGAGCAAATACAACATAATGATGAACTCTATCCATCTCCAATAGTTATAGGTAATTTTATTTGGAAAGGTGGAAAGCAAGACTCCGAAGTAGTCTTTGCGCCAGACCCTAACGGAAGATGGAGGATTGCATGGCTACCTCCTAATCATATGAGAAATAAGAACGGGCCCGAAAACAAACTCTTAGGTTGTGCCGGTGTTGACTCCTATGATATAGATGCGACTGTAGATGGTCGAGGATCTAAAGGTGCTTGTCATTTCTA